GGCTGTCAATTGCAACCTTTGGCATAAGCACCGGCAAATGGTATTGGGAGCATCAGTTAGGTGCAACTAACTATTGCGTCATTGGTATGTACCAATCAGGCTCAATGACGATGGGTTATTTGGGCCTTTCTGGGGTAAGTTTTGCGTTTACAAATGGTGGTTCAAGTGTTTACTCTGGCATAAGCGCACCAACTGGCTCAATCTCTAGTTTCACTTCATCCGACACCATTGGTTTTGCGTATGACGCAGACGCAGGTACTTTGACTGTTTACAGGAACAATGTCAGTTCCCTTGTTTATTCGGGTTTAACTGGAACATGGTTCCCGGCACAAGGCGCAAACGGTGCTGCGTCCGGTATATTTAACTTCGGCCAACGCCCCTTCGCCTACACCGCGCCTAGCGGCTTCAAGGCACTCTGCACGCAGAACCTGCCGACTCCTACTATTGGGGCGACGAGCACGACGCAGGCGGGGGATTACTTCAACCCGGTGCTGTATACGGGTAACGGCAACGCCACGGCCCAAGCGATTACTGGCACCGGCTTTCAGCCTGACTGGGTGTGGATCAAGTCGAGAAGCAACACTTATGTGAACCTGCTGTTTGATGCTGTCCGGGGCGCGGGTAAGCAACTTATTTCTGAACTGACCAACGCAGAAACCACGGTTGCAAACTTTGTTTCGTTTGACTCTGACGGCTTCACGGTAAACGCTAACGGCGGGGCTTCAAGTTACAACGCCAACGGCGCAACCTATGTTGCATGGCAGTGGAAAGCCAACGGCGCAGGCTCAAGCAACACCGCAGGCAGCATCACCAGTACGGTGAGCGCGAACACGACTAGCGGGTTTAGTGTCGTGACATTTGCGGCGGCGGCTAATAGCACAGTTGGTCATGGATTGGGTGTTGCACCATCAATGGTGGTTGTAAAAAGCAGAACAAGTGGAACGGCTTTTTGGCTTACATACCATGTAAGCACTGGCCCTACTGGATTCTTGGCTTGGAATACAACTGATGCGTTTGCGACAAATTCAACAGTTTGGAACAACACTGCGCCTACCTCTACCGTTTTCACTATTGGTAGCGGATTTACAAATGCTAGTTATGGCAACTGTGTCGCCTACTGCTTCGCAGAAGTCCCCGGCTACAGCAGGTTCGGCAGTTACACAGGCAACGGCAGCACTGACGGGCCGTTTGTGTTTACGGGCTTTAGGCCGAGATATGTTCTGATTAAGAGCACCGCAGGTGACAGGGGTTGGGGCATTTTTGATTCTGCGCGTGGAACATTCAACGTCAACAAACTGCTTCTTGAGGCCAATTCGTCTGGCGCTGAAATCGACTCTGCAAATTACCAGTTGGATTTTTTGAGCAACGGTTTCAAAATCCGCACAGACAACCAATATATGAACGCGAACGGCTCAACCTACATATTCGCCGCTTTTGCGGAAAATCCCTTCAAGTACGCCCTCGCCCGGTAAAGGTAACACATGGACTATCCCGGCAAAATAATCAACAAGAACGCCACGCTGCCCACGCAGGCTTCTGCCTCGGGTGTGTGGACGGTGGATGACGCGCTGATTGCCCTGCGGTCTAACACATGGCCCATCGCGGGGGTGCTCAACCCCATCAGCAAGTCGCTGAGGTTCAACAGCGCGGACAGTGCTTACCTGAATCGGACACCTGCGAGTGCGGGAAATCGCAAGACATGGACACTCTCTACTTGGTTTAAGCGAAGCGCATTACCCACATCTGGCTATTTTTCGCTTTTTGGCGCAGATTCTGGGGCTGGTTCTTCTTTTTATATTGCATTTGACAATAGCACCCAACAATTTGAACTGGGGCAAGGTGCTACAGTAAATAGAAAAACCACACAAGTTTTTCGCGACCCATCTGCTTGGTATCACTTGGTTGTCGCAATGGATACAACTCAAGCAACAGCCTCAGATAGATTAAAAATCTATATCAATGGAAGTCAAATAACAGCGTTTGCCACTTCAAATGACCCATCATTAAATAGTGATTTTGCAGTAAACAACAACGTAGCGCAGAGTATCGGCGCAGATATACCGAGTTCAGGCGCAAGAAATTATTTCAACGGCTACATGACCGAGGTGTACCTCATCGACGGTCAGGCGCTCACTCCTTCCAGTTTTGGCGCGACGGACGCGCAGACGGGGCAGTGGATTCCCAAGAAGTACACGGGCACCTACGGCACCAACGGGTTCTACGTCAACTTCAGCGACTCTGCCAGTACAGGAGCGTTGGGCACGGACTACTCGGGCAACGGGAACAACTGGACCCCGAACAACTTCTCCGTGACGGCAGGCGCAGGCAACGACAGCCTGACTGATGTGCCGACCCCGTGGATCGCCTACAGCACGAACGCTGAGGCCGGTGCGGTTATCCGGGGGAACTACGCGACTTGGAATCCAATCTCGGCGGTTCCGTCCAATGGCGCAAACTCTGTTACCAATGGCAACTTGGATTTCAGCACCACTGGGGCGGAGGGAACCGTCGAGGCGTCGATGGTTTCGACGATGGCGCTGCCAACAACCGGCAAGTGGTACTGGGAAATTACTCCAACATCGGTGGCATCAGGAGCGCCTTCAAGAACCATGATTGGCATCATGGCGCAGGCCAGTATTCGTAATACCTTTGCGGCAAGCACCGCAGTTGGGAACTTTGGATACACGGCAGCAGGCGCCAGTGGCTCAAAAGTAACCGAGGCAAGTTTCTCTTCGTACGGCGCTTCTTACACCGCCAACGATGTGATTGGCGTTGCCGTTGATCTGGACAACGGCGCGATCTACTTTGCCAAGAACGGCACTTGGCAAAACTCAGGTGTTCCCACAAGCGGGGCATCTAAAACTGGCGCAGCGTTCACGACCCTGGTCGGCTCGGCAAACTACTTCCCTGCTGTTGGATATTGGGGCGCGTTCACCGCCAACTTCGGCCAACGGCCCTTCGCCTACACACCCCCTGCCGGGTACAAATCCCTGTGCGCGACGAACCTGCCGACTCCTACTATTGGGGCGACGACGACCACGCAGGCCGGGAAGTATTTCAATCCGGTGCTGTATACGGGTAACAGTTCATCACGAACAATTACGGGCGTTGGATTCCAGCCTGATTTCACTTGGATAAAGATTCGGGACGCCGTAGACAGCCATTACTTGTTTGACGCTGTAAGGGGTAAAGGCACCACTTACATGAAAACTCTGTATTCAAACGCGACTAACGCAGAGTCTCCTGGTAACAGCACATCGTTGGATGTTGGCGTCACAGATTTTGCGTCAGACGGGTTTACTTTTGGCTCTGGAACACTGAACGGGAATCAAAGTCCCTACACGTTTGTCGCATGGAACTGGAAGGCCAACGGTTCCGGCTCCACCAATACTGCCGGTAGCATCACGAGCACCGTAAGTGCCAATACGACTAGCGGGTTCAGCGTGGTGACGTGGACTGGCAACAGCGCCAACGCAACCATTGGGCACGGACTTGGCGTTGCGCCGAGGATGGTCATCATCAAGTACCGTGGAACCACAGACAACTGGTATGTTTATAACGCAAACGTTGGAACAGATAAATACTTGGTTCTTAACGCCTTGGATGCGGCAGCAACAAGCACATCTATTTGGCAAAACACGGCGCCTACATCTACAGTATTTTCAATTGGCTCAGGAAACAATAACAGCACCATCGTCGCCTACTGCTTCGCCCCCGTCGCAGGCTACAGCGCATTCGGCAGTTACACAGGCAACGGCAGTGCTGATGGGCCTTTTGTGTTCACAGGTATGCGCCCTGCTTTTGTAATGTTGAAAAACACAACAACTGCTGGTAATGCTTGGCACATGATTGATACCGCCCGAGGAACATACAACGTCTATGGCCCATCATTAGATGCAAATGCCTCAAGTGCTGAAATTACATACACAATTTGTGACTTGCTTTCCAATGGTTTTAAATTAAGAGACACAAACCAAGCATGGAATAAATCTGGTGATGTGTACATCTTTATGGCCTTTGCCTCTAACCCGTTCAAATTCGCCAACGCCCGATAAAGGAGCACATCATGTTTGCAGTCGTCCAAAACGGTGAAATCCGCCAGTTCATTCAGCCGGATACCGCCTTCACCATCGGAGAGCGCCAGTTCTCTGCCCGGTTCATCCGCAACGCCACCGAAGCCGAGCGCAAGGCAGTGGGTGTGTACGAGATCATCTACGGCCCCCGTGATGATGAGCGGTTCTTCTGGGTGACCGGCCCGACCTATCGCATCAACGAAGTCAACCAGACCGTCGAGGCCACCTTCACCTCCACGCCCAAGCAACTGGAAGACAAGACCGAAACGCCCGAAGGCGCGACGGAACCCATCACCACCAAGGGGCTGAAGAGCAACTGGATTGCCCAGACCAAGGCTGCGGCAGGCTCTGCCCTGGCTCAGACGGACTGGATGGTGATCCGCAAGGCCGAGCGCGGCGTGGACATCCCGGCAGATGTGGCCGCTGCGCGTGCCAAGATCGTCGCCGACTGCGCCACCAAAGAAGCCGCAATCCTGGCTGCAACCACCGTGCAGCAACTCATGGATGTGGTCGCCCCCGTCAACATCGGTATGCCTGAGTAATCATGGAAGAGACGGTTGAAACCAAATTCTTCGTACATGAAGCAGTTTGTGCTCAACGGTACGAAGCCATCGAGAAGCGTCTTGAGGACGGCAGCAAGCGCATGACGCGCATTGAGCATCTGCTGTACATCACCATCGCTGCGGTCTTCCTCGGCCCTGGCGTGGCGGCGCTGTTCCTGAAGAACTTACTGGGGCTATAGCATGGCATGGTCAGATGTTCTCAAGGCAGTCATCCCCATCGTGGTGGCCGCACTGGCGTGGTTACTGGGGCAGGTTGCATCCTTCTCTGAGCGTCTGACCAAGATTGAGGGGCAGATGCCCGCCCTTATCACCAAGGAAGGTGTCCCGACCGACAGCCCTATCAGCGCCGAGCGCAGGGCCATCATGAAGGAACAAATCTACAAGGACATCAACGACCTCCAGGTAAAGGTCAAACTCCTTGAGGAGCGCGAGAAGTTCTTGAAGGGGAACAAGTGATGTTTGAAATCCTGAGTGGTGGCCTACTGGGCAGCATCTTTGGTGGTCTGTTCCGGCTTGCCCCGGAAGTCCTGAAGTTCATGGACAAGGGCAACGAGCGTAAGCACGAACTGTCGATGTTCACGCTTCAGACCGATCTGGAGAAGATGCGCGGCCAGTTCAAGATGGAAGAGAAGTACGTTGACTACAGCGTCAACCAACTCGATGCCATCAAGGAAGCCTTCAAGGAGCAGGCCCAGACAGCCAAGGAAGCCGGATGGTTTGTGGCAGCGATCTCTGCCCTTGTCCGTCCCGGCATCACCTGGGCGCTGTTCTTCATGTACGCCACGGTCAAGGCTGCGGCTATCTACATGGCGTTCCAGACTGGCGGGCACTGGTCTGAGGTGATGACCCGTGTGTGGGATGCAGACGACTTCGCCATGCTCAATATGTGCCTGACGTTCTGGTTCGTTGGAAGAAGCATTGAGAAGTACCAGAAGTGACCACGGAAGCCATCCGTATCGCACGGGAGACGTTGTGCAAGCCCTTTGAGGGTTACGCCAAGCGCCTGCCGAACGGTGACTGCAAAGCCTATCCCGATCCGGGTACGGGCGGGCATCCTTGGACGATTGGGTGGGGTAGCACTGGCCCCGAGGTGACGCCGGATACGGTGTGGACACTGCAACAGGCTGAATCCTCCCTGGACAGCCACCTGCTGCACTTCTGCGTTGGCGTCATCAAACTATCGCCAATACTGCTCAAACAACCTGCGCGACGCCTTGCCGCAATCATCAGTTTCGCGTATAACTGCGGGCTAGGAAATTACCGCATCTCCACGTTGAAGAAGCGTGTAGACGCTCAGGATTGGGCGGGTGCGTGCGAGGAAATCGTCAAGTGGAACAAGGCCGCAGGCCGCGTATTGAGGGGGTTAACCCTTAGACGCGAAGCCGAAGCGGCACTGCTGAGATAACCATGCCGCTGAAGAAACTCACGCTCAAGCCCGGTGTAAACAAAGAGAACACCCGCTATACCAACGAGAACGGTTGGTATGAGTGCGACAAGGTGCGCTTCCGCCAGGGTACGCCTGAGAAGATTGGCGGGTGGACCCGCATCTCTGCCAGTACGTTTCTTGGGGTTTGCCGTTCCCTGTGGAACTGGGTCACCCTGGGCAGTCTGAATCTTGTTGGCGTTGGCACCAACCTGAAGTTCTATATTGAGCGCGGCGGCATCTATAACGACATCACGCCCATCCGTGATACGGTCACGCTCAATAACCCGTTTGCACTGACTGCTTCCACCACGGTAACGGTTACAGATACGGCTCATGGTTGCGTGACGGGCGACTTTGTGACCTTCAGCGGTGCCGTTGATATTGGCGGTGTTGGCACCAACGTGACCGCAGCGGTCCTGAACCAAGAGTTTCAGGTCACCGTCATCAACTCCAACACCTACACGATCACGATCTCTGTGGTGCCAAACGCCACGGCGATTGCCGGTTCTCCTGGCGGCGGTGCCTCGGTTGTTGCGGCATATCAAGTTAACACTGGCTCCTCATTTGCGGTCCCCTTGACCGGATGGGGCGCAGGCACTTGGGGGTCTGGCGCCTGGGGTATTGGCGGAACATCCAACACATCTTTGCAGTTGTGGAGCCAGAAGAACTGGGGCGAGGACTTGGTGTTTGGCCCCCGTGGTGGCGGCATGTACTACTGGGATGCATCGGCTGGAGTCACCA